CAGTAACTCTGGTAACTCCAGATTTCAAAGCAATCAAAATACTTTTCACAATTTAAGATTATACGCAAGAGGAGAACAAAGCATACAAAAATATAAAGATGAAATGTCTATTAACGGCGATTTATCTTATCTTAATTTAGATTGGAAGCCTGTACCTATACTATCAAAGTTTGTTGACATTGTAGTTAACGGTATAGCCGATAGGGCTTTTGATATTAAAGCTTATTCACAAGATCCTTATGGTATAAGTAAGCGGACAAAATACATGGATTCTATTATCCGTGATATGCAAACAAAGCAGCTCAACGAGTATGCTCAAGAAGCATTCGGTGTTAATCTTTTTGAAAACCAACCAGACAAGTTACCTGATTCACAAGAAGAACTGGAGTTGCATATGCAACTTAGCTACAAACAAGGTATTGAAATTGCAGAAGAAATAGCAATCAACACTTTGTTAGACGGTAACAAATATGACCTAACTAAAAAGCGTACTTATTACGATTTAACAACTTTAGGCATTGCCTCAGTTAAAAACAACTTTAGCGAATCTGAAGGGGTTACAGTGGAATACGTTGATCCGGTGAATATGGTATATTCTTATACTGAATCGCCGTATTTTGATGATATATATTATGTAGGCGAAGTAAAGTGGGTTCCTTTAAATGAACTTAAAAAGCAATTTCCAGATCTTACTGAAGACGAAATGGCCAACATACAATCTACAGGCCAACAAAGCTATGGAGTTTATGACCAAAGCCTAGGCGCCTACGATCAAAGAGACAACAATACCGTACAAATACTTTACTTTAATTATAAAACCTACATGAACGAGGTTTATAAAGTTAAAGAAACAGCAACAGGGGCAACTAAGATTATTGTAAGAGACGATCAATTCGATCCACCTGTTGAAGAGTTCGAAGCTGAGTACGGCAAAATGTCGCGCTCATTAGAGGTTTTATATGAAGGTGTTCTTGTATTGGGTACTGGTATATTGCTTAAATGGGGAATGGCTGAAAACATGATGCGTCCTAAGAGCGACTATAGTAAAGTTAAAATGAACTATAGTATTACCGCTCCTAGAATGTATAAAGGTCGCATAGAATCAATCGTAAGTCGTTGTACTGGTTTTGCTGATATGATACAGCTTACGCATTTAAAGATGCAGCAGGTACTACAGAGAATGATGCCTGATGGTGTTTATCTTGATGCCGATGGCTTAGCTGAGATTGATTTAGGTAACGGCACAAACTACAACCCACAGGAGGCGCTTAACATGTTCTTTCAAACAGGTTCTGTTATTGGTCGTTCCTTTACACAGGAAGGTGATATGAACCCTGGCAAAGTGCCTATTCAACCTTTACAGACAGGAGCTGGTGGTCAAAAGCTACAAACACTTATACAAACGTATAATTACTACCTGCAGATGATTCGTGATGTTACAGGGCTTAATGAAGCACGTGACGCATCAACACCAGATTCAAGAGCATTAGTAGGCGTACAAAAGTTAGCGGCAGCTAATTCAAACACAGCTACAAGACATATATTAGATTCAGGTTTATTCTTAACTGCAGAAACAGCGGAAAGCTTATCGCTTCGCATATCTGATATTATAGAGTACAGCCCAGCTAAAGAGGCGTTTATACAAAAAGTAGGTGGATTTAACGTTGGTATATTAGAAGAGCTTGGGGATTTACATCTGCATGACTTTGGTATTTCAATAACGTTAATGCCAGACGAAGAGGAAAAAGCAATGCTTGAAAATAATATTCAAACCGCATTATCAGCTGGTTTAATAGATCTTTCAGATGCTATTGATATTCGTGAGGTTAGAAACCTTAAGTTGGCTAATCAATTACTTAAATTAAGGCGTAAGCAAAAGCAAGAAAAAGATCAGTTAATGCAACAGCAGAATATGCAAGCACAAGCGCAAGCAAATATGCAGGCGCAACAAATGGCTGCTCAAACTGAAATGCAAAAAGATCAAGCACTATTTCAAACTAAGGCTCAGCTAGAACAACTGAAAGGTCAGATAGAAACACAAAAGATCCAGGTTGAGGTTGACGCCAAAAAGCAATTGATGGAATTAGAATTCCAATACAATGTGCAGCTCAGAGGCATGGAAGTAGAAAACGCAAAACGCAAAGAAGGCGAAATAGAAGATCGCAAAGACAATAGAACGAAATTACAAGCAACACAACAAAGCGAGCTTATAGCTCAAAGACAAAACGATTCCGCGCCAGTTAACTTCGAATCAGGAGGTAACGACACTCTAGGTCGCGGTATGGGCTTAGGTAGCTTTGATCCTAGGTAATAATTAAAGAGTAACTAATTTTATAATATTTTATCATGAGTGAAGAAATTAAAAATAAACCAATACCAGTGGAGGAGTTAAAGCAACTTACCTCAGTGGTCGATGGCGAGGGTACTATTAAGTTAGACATGCGTCAACTTAAAGAGGGAGCTAATGCCGATACAATCGAAAAAACAACAGACGTGGTTGCAGATCAACAAGCCGAACCTTTACAAGAAGTGGGAGCAGAAGTATCACAACAACGAGAGCCCGTTCAAAATGAAGCACCCGCTGAAGAACCTGTAGAGTTTTTACAGGAAATTACAGATGAAGAGGTTGGCGAAGTCGCTGATGAACTAGCTGACGAAATTAACGAAGCTGTAGCAGAACAAAATTATTCCGGCAAAGAGCTACCTGAAAACATTCAAAAAGTTGTTGACTTTATGGATGAAACAGGCGGGTCATTAGAAGACTATGTAAAGCTAAACACGGATTACGCATCATTAAACGAAGACCAATTGCTTCGTGAATATTACGAAACAAAGTATAAGGCTTACGATAGGGAAGACATCGACTTTTTATTAAGCGACAAGTTCTCCTATGACGAGGACATTGATGATGAGCGTGAAATACGTTTAAAGAAATTAGAACGTAAGCAAGCTTTGGCAGAGGCTAAAAATCATTTAGACAGCCTTAAGTCTCAATATTATAGTGAAATAAAAGCTGGGTCAAAATTGACTACAGATCAAAATAAAGCGGTGGAATTCTTCAATCGCTATACAAAAGAAAGTGAAGAAGCAGCAAAAGTTACTGAAAGACAAACTAGTCGTTTTAAATCTGCTAGTGATAAAGTTTTTTCTGACAGTTTTCAAGGGTTTGATTACAATGTTGGAGACAAGAAATATCGCTACAAGGTTAAAAATGCTAGTGAGGTTAAGGAAACCCAAGGCGACATTAACAACTTTATCAAGAAGTTCTTGAATGAAAAGAATGAAATGTCAGACGCCAAGGGATACCATAAATCTTTGTTTACAGCGATGAATGCTGATTCAGTTGCGCAACACTTTTATGAGCAAGGCAAAGCCGACGCTATGAAAGATAGTATGTCTAGGACGAAGAATGTTAATATGAACGCGAGAGGTGTTCACGAAAAAGTAACAACTTCTAACGGCATGTCTATACGCTCAATTGATTCGGGAGATAGTTCTTCCAAGCTTCGGATCAAAAGTAGAAGAAAATAATAATCCATTTAAAAAATAAAACAAAATGGCAAACGGATCTTTCGCGACGCTCCCAACGACCCTCGCAAATATTAATCACCTAACTCCACGTCCTGTAAAAGGATTGTTTGGAGATAATTATCTATCCTTAGCGGACATGAGCTGGACTCAACAGTTCCTTCCTGAGGTTTATGAAAAAGAAGTTGAGCGTTTCGGTAATCGTACGATCAGCGGATTCTTACGTATGGTAGGAGCAGAGATGCCTATGGCTTCCGATCAAGTTGTTTGGTCTGAACAAGGACGTCTGCACATCGCTTACGGACCAAACAATGCAACTCACTTAGTAGGTAGTAATGCTGCAGGTAGTCAAATTACAATTGTTCAAAGTACAACTGAGCCTTCGCTTATTGGTGTTGGTATGACAATTGTTATTAACTTAGGCCCTACGACTGTTAAAGCATTCGTGAAAAGCATTGCGACTCCACTATCTGGTACATTGCAAACACTTAATATTGAAGTTTACAACGGTATTAACGCTGGTAACACTGGTGTTGGTAACCTTTTACCTACTGCACTACGTGGAGCTGTAGGAACACTAAACATTTTCGTTTACGGTTCTGAATACGGAAAAGGTTCTTTAGACGGAGGTAACTCTATCGACGCTTCTTTCACAACTTTTAGTAACAAGCCAATTATTCTTCGTGATAAGTACGAAGTAAATGGTTCTGATGTTGCTCAGATCGGTTGGGTTGAAGTTACAACTGAAATGGGAACTGGTGGTTACATGTGGTACCTAAAGTCTGAGCACGAAGCTCGTCTACGCTTTGAGGATTATCTTGAAATGTCAATGGTTGAAGCTGAGAAAGACAACGCTGCTGGCTCGGCAACACCTATGACAGTTGCTGGTACTGAGGGTTTATTCGCTGCACTAGAATCTCGCGGTTTGGTATTCAATGACGCTGATTTTGCAACTAATGGTATCAGTGACTTCGACATTATTCTTCAAGAGTTGGATAAGCAAGGAGCAATCGAAGAGAACATGATGTTCTTGGACCGCGCTACTTCTTTAGGTATCGACAATATGCTTGCTGCTCAGAACTCTTACGGAACGAACGGTACTTCTTACGGTGTATTTAACAACGAAGAGGATATGGCATTAAACTTAGGATTCTCTGGATTCCGTAGAGGTTCTTACGACTTCTACAAGACTGATTGGAAATACTTGAACGATTCTACAACTCGTGGATCTATCGGTGACATCGAAGGTGTTATCGTACCAGCAGGTACTTCAACAGTTTATGATCAATCATTAGGGCAGAATATTTCACGTCCTTTCTTGCATATCCGTTACCGTGCTTCTGAAGCCGATGACCGTCGCATGAAGTCGTGGATCACTGGTTCTGTTGGCGGAAACTACACTAGTTCAGCTGATTCGATGACTGTGAATATGTTGTCTGAGCGTACTATGTGTACTCAAGCAGCTAACAACTTTGTATTGTTGAAGAAAACAGTATAAGTTTTTTAAGATATTCGCCCTCGTCTTCGGATGGGGGCGATTATTAATTTTTTATTTAATTATATTATATCATGGCAACAGCTAAAACAACGACTGCTGAAAAAGCAGCACCAAAGCCTGTAGTACAAGAAATTGTAACACCTGCAGCACCAATACAAAAGAAAGATACTTGGGTTTACAAAGATAGGTTATACGAATTAACTACTGGCAGAAAGCCTTTAGTATTTACGGTACCTACTGTGCACACACAGAAATCCCCTTTATTATGGTTTGACAAAGACGCTGGATATCAGCGCGAATTGCGTTACGCAACAAATCAAAGAACACCGTTTGTGGATGAGCAAGACGGTATAGCCACAATGGGGCGTATTACTTTCCGTAATGGAGAATTACGTGTGCCAAAAGAAAATGTAACTTTACAGAAGTTATTATCGCTATATCACCCTTACGTACACAATGGGTTAATATCAGAATACAAGCCAGAACAAATCGCAGAAAACGATGTTGAATGGATTGAAATGGAATTAGAAGCAATGAATTTAGCCAAGTCAATGGATATTGACGAAGCCGAAGCCGTACTACGTGTACAAAATGGCTCAGGTGTATCTAAACTCTCTTCTAAGGAGCTTAAACGTGATCTACTTATATTTGCGCGTCAACAACCAGTTTTGTTCTTAAACTTGGCTAATGACGATAACGTTCATCTAAGGAACATTGGGATTAAAGCAACTGAAATTGGATTATTAAAATTATCGCAAGATCAAAGAACATTTAGTTACGGTGATACTAACCGTAAATTAATGACTGTTCCTTTTGACGAGCATCCATACTCAGCACTTGCATCTTACTTCAAAACCGACGAAGTTATGGAAGTATTACAAGCAATAGAAAAAAGAATATAAGTTACCTAAGTGGTGTGTGTCAAACGGCATGCACCACTTTTAATAAATAAAAATTATGAGCGTTAGCGTAGACACTGTTTATCAACGGGTATTAGCCATACTCAACAAAGAACAAAGAGGGTATGTTACGCCTCAGGAATTTAATCTATTTGCCAATCAAGCGCAGATGGATATATTTGAGCAATACTTTTACGACATCAATCAGTTCGGTCGTATGCATGGTAATGACACGGAGTTCTCCGACATGCTCAACATTCTCAACGAAAAAATAAACATATTCGAGGTTACTGCTGCAATGACTTACAGCACGTTGCCTGCTCCTGCTATTAATTATTGGACACCTCCGGTTGATTTGTACAGGATAGGTACACTTATATATAATAATATAGAAGTAGAGCGCATCAACCAAAACGAATTCTTATATATAAATGGATCTCAAATATTAAAGCCAAATAATACTAGACCTATATTTGTGTCTAGCTCCGCTGGATATAAAGTATATGGCACTGCTGAATTAACTACAGGCGTAACGTGTAATTATATTAAAAGACCTGCCACTGTAGTATGGGATTATAACACAGTAAATGGCGTGGCACAATATAATGCTTCTATATCAACTAATTTTCCATTGCACGAATCTGAAGAGACCGAGCTGGTTATGAAAATACTAGAGCTTGCTGGTATATCTACAAGAGAACTTCAGGTATATCAAATTGCTGCTCAAGAAGAAGCAAGAAACACTCAACAAGAAAAATCTTAATAAATGGGGCTACTAACTCAATCTAGCGAAGCATATTACGAAGGCGCAGATGGCAATTGGAATAGCGGTGATGAAAATTACGGTGATTATCAATTCGCTAGTCTTAAGGATATGATAAACAATTTTATGGTTGCCTATGTAGGTGAAGATAAAATTATAAGTAAAATAAAAAGAACTGATGTCGCTTTTTTCGCACAGCGAGCTATTCAAGAGCTTAGTTTTGATACACTGCCTTCTGAAAAATCTTTAGAAATAGAAATTCCGCCTTCGCTATCTTTTATCTTGCCGCAAGATTACGTAAATTACGTAAAATTATCTTGGACGGATCAACAAGGTATGGAGCGAATTATATATCCTACAAGGAATACGAGTAATCCAAACGCCGCGGCTCAGGATGACAATTACGAATACGCTTTTTCTCAAGCAGGTGAATTGCTACTAGCACATGAGTCGGAGACATTAAAAAGGTTTAGAGAAGATTCTTCCAACAATGCAACAGAAGCGAACGCTAACAATCTTACCGCTGGACAATTGTTCAATCTATACAGATACGGTAGACGCTACGGTTTACAACCAGAGCAAGCGCAGGGTAACGGTGTGTATTACATAGATAATAATATAGGTATTATTCACTTTAGTTCTAATTTGGTTAATAAGATAATAACATTAAAGTATATTAGCGACGGTTTAAGTGGTGAAGATATACGTGTGCATAAATTTGCAGAGGAAGCTATATATAAATATGTAGCTTATAGTATACTAGGTACACGAGCTAATACTCCTGAATACCAGGTGCAAAGATTTAAAAAAGAATTTTTTGTAGCTAAGCGTACCGCTAAGTTACGTCTATCTAATCTTAAGTTAGCAGAACTAGCTCAAGTAATGAGGAATCAATCCAAGTGGATTAAATAATACAATATGGCTAAATTACAGCGTACATTCCTCCAGGGTAAGATGAATAAAGACCTTGATGAAAGGTTAATACCTAATGGC